TTCAATGCAGTTGTCAAGGTAATCGACACATATTTGATTCCATCGCTTGTCAAAGTTATCAACTTCTTGCGCGAAAATCCAAAGTACCTTCAGCCATTTGCTAACGCTTGGGCTGTCATCGTCAATATCTTTGCCAAAGTTTCTGCTGTATTTATTGGAACCGCAGGAGACCTTCTCAAATTTGCTTCAATTATTTTTCAAGTGGTTCGCGCTGTCGCATTCCTTGCTGGCAACAAAGGAATTCAAGATTGGGCTAAGAAGACTGCCGACAGTTTAGGAAGCACATCAGCAACCCTTGAAACGGCTGCCAATAAGCTCGACAAATACCACATGAATGCTGTCAAACTCAAGGCAACTTCTCCCATTGTGGTCAAAAGTTTTGCCGACATTACAGCCCAGACAGACAAGACTTCAGCTGCAACTTCCAAGCTGACTGCTGCTCAGATTGCTGGAATTGAAGCGCTCAAGAAGTACGGCGTAACTGTCAAGGATCAGACAAGTTCTGACCCAATCGAACTTGAAGCTGCTCGACAGAATCTTGTCAAGCAAGGAAACATTGTTGAGCAACAGCGCATTCAGGCAATCCTTGACGGCATGACTGCTCAATTGGCAGCCAATGAAGCAACTGCTCGATACAACGACCTTCTCGCAGCGCTTTCAGATAGTCACATTTCATCTGAAGAAGTTGCAGTCCTTGCAAAGAAATGGGGCATCTCTCAAGATGCTGTTGTTGCCTATATTGCTCAAGTAACTGGAGCAGCAGCCTTTGATCCATCTCAATTGAGTTCACCAGGAGCAGTAGCCGCAGCAGGTTGGCAAAAGGCTTTGGATGCTCTGAATGCTTATTATGCAAAATTAGCCAGTGGAACAATCCTGCCTCCTAGCCTTGTTTCAGGTTCAGGAAATGGCGCTGGCGCTTCTGTAGGCACACCAGGCAATCCTCCAGTAACTACATCATCAACCCTTGCTAACAATTTTCCAAGCACAGTTCTTGGCGGCATAGTTCTGCCAGCCACTCCAACTGCTTCATTTGGATCAAAAGACACAGCTGCTCAATATGGTTTTGGGGCGAACTTCATGTCAGGAACTTCGGGTGGAAGTACAACCATCATCAATGTTCAAGGCAATATCCAAACTCAATCAGATAATGCCGCATCAATTGCAAAGCAGTTCCAATTGAATCAACTCTCTGGTAAGACCGCCCTCAATCTTGGCTCGATTGCGAACATCTAATGTCAGTCGCAGGAGTTCCAGTATTCGGAGCAATCATTGACTTTACCAATGGCGCAACCTTTATTTCCACAGCCTTCACTTTGGACAACTCAAGCAAAGGTCAGTTAGGAACGGCGCAGCTTGCCGATGCCGATGACTCAGTTGATGTTTCATCAATTGCACTTCAAGCATCTATTCGCCGAGGTCGCAATCGTATCCTTGACAAGTTTGAAGCAGGATCTGCAACAGTAGTTCTTCAAGATGACAATGGGGCTTTCAATCCTTCCAACACCTCATCGCCTTATTACGGCAAGATTCTTCCGCTCCGCAAGATTACAATTTTTGCCGATTACAATGGCGTTCGATACATACTTTTCAACGGCTTCATTATGCAATTCGTTACTCGATTTGCAGTCGGAATCAATGACCGCTCTAGCGTAACTTTGGTTTGCGTTGACGGTTTTAGAATGTTGACAAACCTCAACATCAGCGCCATCACAGGAACTGCCGATGGAGACTTGTCAGGAACTCGTGTCGGAAGATTGCTTGACATTGCCAACTGGCCAGCAAGCCAGCGAGCCTTGGATGCAGGAACCTCCACTCTTCAAGCAGACCCAGGAACAGCCAATCGACCAATGTTGGATGCCTTGCAGACAGTTGCAGACAAATCAGAATTTGGCGCATTCTTTATTGATCGCAAAGGCGTTGCCACTTTCCTATCTCGTCAGACTTTGGGGCAGAAGGCAGCCAATCCAGCGACAATCTATTCCGATGACGGAAGCGCTATTGGCTATCAAGGCATTGAGCTGACTCATGACGATGTTCTCATCGTCAATGATGTCACAGTTACTCGCCTTGGCGGGACTGCTCAGCAAGTCACAGATGCAACTTCCATCACTACCTATTACCAGCACTCAGGCATTCGACCAGATATTCTTGTCCAAAGCGATGCTGAATCTTTGAGCCAGGCACAGATGCTTCTTGCTTCTCGCAAGGATGCAGTTCTGCACATCTCATCGTTCAACTTGAACCTCTTTGATCCAGATTCTACAGACCGCCTTGTCGCTGGCTTGCAATCTGAAATCTTTGATGTCATTCAAGTGACAAAAACGATGCCAGGAAGTACCTCAATTACCAAGACACTCTTCGTTCAAGGCGTTCAACACGATATGACAAAGCGCAGCTTTGACACTAAGTTATTGACTGCCGAGCCTATTATTCAATCATTCATCCTCAACAGTTCAATCGCAGGGGTATTGGGTTCATCCTCATCCCTTCTCAGTTACTAAGGAGTAAAAAATGGCAGGTGGCTACAAGCTATGGTCAACAGGTGAAGTCGTAACGGCTGCAAACCTTCAACAGTATGTTCAAAATCAAACTGTGATGGTCTTTGCTTCCGCTGCTGCTCGCACCACAGCGCTATCAGGCGTTGTTGCCGAAGGAATGATTTCTTATCGAACTGATGCGCACATTCTTGAATATTACACAGGATCAGCGTGGGCGGCAGTATCTGCGACAACATCACTGAATCTGACATTCAACGCTCAGACAGGCACGACCTACACCCTAGCAAGTGGCGATGTCAATGCAATGGTGACAGCATCTAATGCTGGAGCCATCACAGTGACTGTGCCGCCTTCTGTTTTTACTTCAGGTCAGCAAGTCCATTTGCAGCAAATCGGCGCTGGACAGGTGACATTTGCTCAAGGAGCAGGTGTGACAATTACTTCAACAGGTGCAACCTCTTCCGCGCCTAAGACTCGCGCCCAATATTCAGCTTGCACAATCATTTGCACAGGCACAAACACATTCACGATTGTGGGAGATCTGAGCTAATGCCAATCCTCGGAATCTTAGCCTCACAGATAACGGGGCATTTGAGTACCAACTCTTATGAGTCTATTCAGACTGTGACGGTAGGCTCTACTCAAACAAGCATTTCATTTTCATCTATTCCTAGCACTTACAAGCATTTACAGATTCGTTGGATTGCTAGAGTTTCTCCAGCAACAACAGATGAAAACCTACAAATTCAAGTTGGTAATGGTTCTATAGATACTGGAACAAATTATTCACATCACGGTTTATATGGAACTGGTTCTGCGGCAGTCGTTTTTGGAAATGCAAGCGTATCTGGCGCAAATCTTGGTCGAGTAACTGGTGCAAGTTCTAGTGCAAATATGTTTGGTGCTGGGGTTATTGACATTTTAGATTATGCAAACACAAACAAATACAAAACATTTCGAGGCTTGTCAGGAGATGACCAAAACGGAAGCGGGCTTGTTTGGTTTGCTTCTGGAAGTTGGCAGAACACAGCCGCGATAACTAACATTCAACTCAATGAACTTTATGGCAGCGGTGGTTTTGTTGCCAACTCATCATTCGCCCTCTACGGCGTGAAAGGCTAGGGGAAGACAATGGCATCTACCTATACGCCGATTGCGACTACTACTTTGGGGAGTGCGCAGGCTTCCTATACTTTCAGCTCAATCAGCGGAAGTTATACAGATATTATTTTAGTAATCAACGGGACTGCCTCTGCAACAATTCATTGTCAATTACAGTTCAATAGCGATACTAATACAAACTATTCAAATACTTATCTTTTGGGAAATGGAAGTAATGCCCTTTCTGCACGAGATACCAGTCTTACTGCTATGTATTTAGATACAAATGGTTTTACTGTTGACCAATCAATGGGCGTGTGGAGCATTATGAATTATGCAAATACAACAACTTACAAAACAATGGTGGGTCGTTATAGTAGTTCCACAAGGTCAGCAGAAGCAATAGTTGGATTATGGCGTAGTACAGCCGCAATCAATTCAATAAAAGTACTCACAACAAGTTCAACTCTTGCAACAGGCACAACCCTGACCCTCTACGGAATCGCGGCGGCATAACTATGTTGACAACAAACTTCGTTTATCGTCTAACAATCCAATCACGAAAGGAAGTGTGATTGTCTTGGCAAACACAATGACATTGATTCAATCGGTGACGCTTGCTTCTGCACAGGCAAGCATTTCTTTTACATCAATTCCTGCAACATACACAGACCTATGCGTGAAACTATCTGTCAGATGTTCAGATGCGGCAACTGACCGACAAATGTTTATGTCTTTCAATGGTTCAGGAACTAGCAAATCATCAAGAGTTTTGCGAGGAAGCGGAAGCGCAGCAAGCAGTTACACATCAACTGATATGGAAACAGGGCGTGTTGATGGCGCAGGTTCAACTGCAAGCACATTCTCAAACATTGAAATTTACATTCCAAATTATGCAGGATCTAATAACAAAAGCGCTTCTTCAGATGGTGTAACAGAAAACAACGCTACAAGTGCATTTGCTGAACTTGCTGCACTTCTTTGGTCCAATACTGCGGCAATCACACAGGTCAGTTTTGCTGTTGATGGTGGCACAAACTTTGTTCAATACTCAAATGCTTATCTTTACGGCATCAAGAACTCATAAGGAGAAAAAATGACAACACGACCAACCCGCATCGAAGTCAACTGCACCACAGGTGAAGTTCTTGAAATTGAACTCACCGATGCAGAAGTAGCACAGATGGAAGCAGATCGCGTAGCTGCCGAGGCTCGCAAAGCTGAGGAAGATGCTAAGACTGTGGCACTCGCTGATCTCAAAGCTTCTGCAAAAGCAAAGCTGATTGCTGGCAAGCCTTTGACTGCAGCTGAAGCAGACACACTCATTCTCTAATTCCCCACCTTCCCCAACCCCTAGGAGAGACAAATGGCAATCTCATCTGCTCAAGTAACAGTCACAACTGCCGCAACCCTTCTCGTTGCAGCTGATATGCAAGCCGAGCAAGTCAACTTTCACTCCTCGTCAGGAACTATCTATCTTGGCGATGCAAATGTGACTTCCTCAACTGGCTATCGCATGGACAATGGTGACAAGGTTGTTTTGCAAAATCACGAGACTGCCATCTATGGAATCACTTCAACTGGTTCAGCGACAATGAGCGTGTTGGTTATTACAAAGTGAGTTCAGATGTCGCAACTATTGTTTATTCTTATTTCTTTGTAGCAGCAGCAATCCTTGCAGGGGTGGGGATTGTTGCCAAACACGCAATCAAGACTCACACAGAATCTATTGAAGAGAAGCTTGGTCGCATTGAATATGCGCTTTACAACGATGGAAAGACTGGCTTGATCAATAAGGTTGAGGAATTGCTGGAGAATCAGCAGGCAATCAAGCTCGATGTGGAAATCATGAAGGTCAAGTCTGAAGCAAAGCCAAGGACAAGAGCCAAGTGAGCCTTACCTCATCAAATGGCTGGACAGCTTCAACGAATCAAGCAGAGATTGGCATCAAAGTCTTCACAGTCATTGGCGGCGCAAAGCCAGTCAAACTCAGATGCGCCTCGGCAGTTGCTTCATTACTGGTTGCAGCTTGCAAGGAATGGAATGAGCGAGTCGAGAAGTTAGAGCCAGGGCAAGTTCAGGGATACGCATTCCGCGATGTCAGGGGAGGCGCTGGAACTTTATCCAATCACGCCTCTGGCACTGCCGTTGACATCTTTCCTGCTCGCCATCCTCAAGGTTCCAAGACTGGAAACCTTACGCCAGAACAACAAGCTGCAATCCTAGACATTTGCAAGAAGTATGGATTGCGATCAGGTGGCACTTACAAAAACGCCAAGCCTGATTGGATGCACATCGAAATCAATATCACACCAGAGCAAGCAGCGAAACTCGTTGCCTCTTTGAAAGGAAAATGATGAAGTTCAACAATAAAGTTCTCGAAATGTGGGCGAAATGGTTTGTCGGAAATGCAATGACAGCAGTTGTCATCATCGGCAAATCTCCTATTGACTTTTCATCTCACGATTGGAAGCAGGCAGCAAACACAATCTGGCTTTCCATCGTGCCAGTCATCGTTGCTTGGGCTAATCCAAAACACGATCTGACGATAACAAAGCCCAAGGGATAACCTTTGAACATTCAGGGCTTGACACTCAACCCTGAAACCAAGCAATTAGCTTTGCATCTCGCCGAGAAGACCTTCGAGCGCTATAGAAACAATCCTGGACATTACAGGAACACTCTCTCTAGCCACCTTGTCGGTCATCTCGGCGAATTTGCTGCATTCATCTGGCTTCGAGATAACGGCTTCGAGCCAGAGGCAGCATTCTCTGATCCGAGCAAAGACAAAGAAGCTGACATCTCAACCAATGTCGGGCGCATCGAGGTCAAGACATGGAGTGAAAGATATTGGGAGCAATGGGGTCGCTGTGTCTCAGTTTCGCAGTATGCTTCAATCCAACGGAAAGCAGACTTCATCTTCTGGTTATCAGTTGATGAGGTAGATTCCGATACACCAAAAGTTGCTTTCAGGGGTTGGTGCGAGGTTGACATCTTTGAGGGAATGTCACCTATTATGACTGGGGATCCTGGCAGAGAAGTCAGGAATTACCAATTGCACCCATCCCAACTGAAGCCAGTTGAAGAGATGGAGAAGTTGCATGGATCGAGAAGAGACTCTTAGCGAGGCGATTCGCCTCACAATGAATGACAGAAATGAATCCTACGATGACCCGCTACGCAATCACACACGCATTGCGAAGATTTGGTCGGTCATCCTTGGCGTTGAAATTGATGCAACTCAGGTTGCGCTTTGCATGGCAGGGCTGAAACTGGCTCGCCTAGCCTACAAATACGATGACGATTCCTTCATAGACCTTTGCGCCTATGCAGCCATCGCCAATGAGGTTCGGCAATGAGAAATCTTGTTGTTCTAGTTCCTAGCCGAAATCGACCACAGAACATTGCTGACTTGATTCAGGCGTTCGAAAAGACCGAGACCGAATCAGATTTGATTGTCATTGTCGATGACGATGAACCTCAGATGGATGCCTACTTGCAACTCGGTTGCGATGTGCTGATGGTCGAAAAGCGTGGCAAGGGAATGGCAAAGCCATTGAACTTTGCTGCTCGTCACTATGCTCACAAATATCGCCATTTTGCTTTCCTTGGCGATGATCACAGACCACGCACAAAGAACTGGGATGTTCATTTCATCAACGCTCTCGATGAACTAGGCACAGGCTTGGTTTATGGAGATGACTTGCTTCAAGGCGAGAATCTCGCAACTGCTGTGGCAATGTCGGGCGATATTGTCAATGCTCTGGGCGGAATGGTTCCCCCAGATATGATTCACTTATATTTGGACAACTTCTGGATGACACTCGGCAAAGACTTGAATGCTCTCCGC